ATTCACTGCCCCGCCAGTCCCGGTGACATCAGAAGGACTGGTTAAAGCCGTGCGTTTCTATGAACAAGTTAAGCGTGAAAATCCGCCAGTCGAAACCGGAGCATGGAAAGACGCGGTTGACTGGGTGCTCAAAGAGGCCTGCCAGGTTGTAAACACTGGCATCAAAGGAGACTGATATGGCTATTGCCGCAAGTTACACCATGCATCTCTATTGTGATTGCCTCCAGTGTACAGATGGCAAATATAAGTCGCCAGACTTCGGTGAGTATATCGGTACGTCATGGGCTGGCTGTGCAAAAGAGGCGCGCAAGGATGGCTGGCGAATAAGCAAAGACAAAACACGTGCTTTTGCGCCCGGGCATAAAGTTTTGAGGATTAACAAATGACCACTGTAACCGACAAAGAACTGATTAAAGAAATCAAAGAGCGCATAGGCAGCCTGGACGTGCGAGACAATATTGAGCGCCGGGCTTATGAAATAGCGTTAGCCTCGCTGGAAGCTGAACCGGTGGCATGGCAGGTCACAATCACAAAAGACGGTCAGGACTCAGCCTCTATTATTTACCGTGACTGTGCAGAGAAAGACACATGGGTTCGGATACATGAGACACTTGGTTCTGTCGTACATGTCACTCCGCTTTACATGGCACCGCCAGCGCCGGTAATACAGGCTGATGTCGCGCAATCAATTGAAAATCTCAAGCAGAAGTTAGTGGAATGCAATCGCTATAACTACTGCGCAGATGCAGTTAAAGGCGTAGAGGATGCCTGCCGCGTCTTGGCACTCCAAAATCAAAATATGTCAGCGCCGATAACACCGGAGGCCATTGAAAACGCAATTGAATATATCCGCAGTATCGCTTTTCACATCAATGAAGACGATTACCACGGCAAACACATTGCGTATTTCATGCGACAAGCATTGGCCTGGCTGGAAGGGCATTCATGCAGCAACGACAGACTGGGTAAAGCTGAGAATCAAACAGTACACGGCAACCAGGCTGCCGAATCCAATCGCGGTAATGAGTGGACCGGCAATCCTGATATTGATAACGCCATCATCATGCTCGATCGCATAGATACGCTGGAAAGTTGCGATGATGACCGTATTGAGGCTGTTAAGGCTGTTTTGCGTAGACTGGCTGGCAACTATCCGGTAATTCCGGATGGTTGGATAAGCTGTAGTGAGCGAATGCCTGAAAAGGGCCAGAACGTGCTTATTTCGGTGAATATCGATAGCGAGGCTGGGCCATTAATATATTCCGCACGCTATATCGGAAGCACGTTCCGACGCGGAGGTATAACAGTTAGTCCGGGTAATGCTCTTGGGCAGGCAACTCACTGGATGCCACTACCAGCACCGCCGCAGGAGGTTAACCGTGGCTAACCTGCAACTTATCCTCAAAGGTGAAAATATTTGAGGATTCGCATCATTAATAACACCGACAAGCATCCGGAAGATTATTTGGATTGCTCGTTAGCAGAGCGCGTGGAATTGATATAAGAAAATCTCAGCACATCGGCAACACACAGCTAAATATGTTCGCAATAAAGGGTAAATCAATGGCTAAATTTCGGAGAACTATTATTTTTCTGGCAATGTTATCTGCCTGCCATTTATCACATGCATCGGTTATTGTTGCAACCGCCGCAACAACGGCAGCAATTAGCGCCTCAGCCGCAAGCGAGCAGGAGCAACGCACTGCAATCAATGCATCCGCAAATACTACCACTGTAGCAGTCACGCAAGATAAGCCAAATATAGGCTTTGTTACTTGCGGAAAACGGTATGGAGAGACGGTCGGTTCTCTTGGTTGCGCAGTGTGGCATGACGAACGAGCAGAAATTCCGTGGAAATCATGGCCTGGTTACATTCTTGGCGAAAAGATACCCACCAGCTATGAAGTAAATGCTATTTCGTTCGATCAATATAACAGAGTCGCAACGGTCTACTTTTCTTATTAACACGGAGTGATTATGTGGCGCGGTAATAATCATGGCAGAAGCCATATGATACTTACCGAATATAAGCTAGACCACAAAACCAATAAATCACGCTCAGTATATTTGCTCCGGCACAATAGCCGCGTAAGGAATACCGTGCTGGAGCAAAATCTGACCGTTGAAATGGATAATTTCGGGAATTTCAGGCCAACAATATCGCTTGATGATTTCCCACGTGGTTTAAGCGAAAGAGAAGCAATGCTGAAATTAGCAGAATGGCTACAAAGATTGAGTATTGTTATTGAAGATAACTGGAGTCAACCATAATGAAAAACAGAAAGAAATTTTGGATAACTTTTTTGTTTGTATGCCTTTGCGGTTTATTTATTTTATTAGCTGGTGGTGTTAAATGGGGTACGGTGGGGTGTGGTTTTTGGAGCGGGGTTACTCTTTTCGCAGCCTGGCTTATTGCCAACTTTGAGTCAGGCGGAGGGTATTGGTAAGTGGTCTTATTCCCCACTTCATAACGGATATCACTCTCGTGATAACGGATATTCCAATTTTGATAACGGATAAGGCCAAATGAAGCATTTTTTAAGACTGGCATTTGTTCTGGCGCTATTTGCTCCTCCGGCTGCAATGGCTGGAGAACAGCAACATTGCACAAAAGAGAATGAACACCCTTTCATCGTTATTCAATGTGATGACGGAACGGTGACAGTGGTTAATGTAAGAAATGACCGTGTAGCTGTATGCCGTAAAGGCGAACCATGCAAGGAAATAAAACTATGACTAAAATCACTAAATTTCGCATATCAGAGATTATTGCACGCATCGAAATGTATGGACACGGCGCTGGATACACGGCAGATGAGGTATTGGAGCTTGCCCAAATAGCGTTAGCAACCTGCAAAGACGGTGAGAGTATAAAGCTGATTGACTTGTTGGTGCTGGAGCTGCCAAAGCGTGGAGGGTGGCCTGATGATGTGCTCGATTGTCGCATGGTTAGAGAGGACTGCTGTGAACCATCATATGGTTTCTTTGCTTTTGGCTCTGATCCAGCGAAAAGCCCGCGTGGGCGCAATTTTTGCCTTGAGGTCAGGCTTCCGATAAGTAACCTTGATCGCGAGGAATACACGGAAATAATTTCGCGCAAACAATACGAGGAGGCTCTTGAAGCATCCAATAAGTTAAATTTTGAGCAATGGCTGGGGCAACAACGCGAAAAAATCGACCTGGACTGCGGTTGTGTGTCTACTGAAACATTCATGCACTGGCTGCGGGTAGCCTATGAATCTGGCAACCGTCTGGATACTCATCCACAAGAGGTGCCGAAGCCAAGAGTAAGCACAACTCTGGAAAGGAGCTATCTTGAAACTGCATTAAAGATTAAGGCAGGCCATACGCTAGGCGTCATTGATGCCATGTTGGTTCATGAAATGGCTAAGGCTTTATTGCCGCTGGTGGCTGATAAACATGAGGCGGACCATGCCAACGAAAGCTGAGTTACAGGCGCGCGTAGAGATTCTTGAAAAAGAGAATGCCAGCCTCAAAGGAATGCTGGCGCGGGCGGAAAGGGAATTATCAGGCAAATTATTGCCAGAAGAGCTGCCACCAGCAGATATACCTGATCGAGTGTCCTGGTGGATGAAGTATTTCCGTGCACCGTGGGAGGCGTTTTGGTGCTACGACCATCGCAGATGGTGTGATGAACTTGATAGCAGTTTTCCCTACTTTGCGGAAGGGAACACTTGCCCTGAGTGTAGGAGGTAGCGCGATGTTTCGTCCTCGTCCAATACCGCCAAAAATAACTAATGGCTATCAGCCGAATACTCCAGAAATACAAGGGAGCGAGGGGCTTAAACCACCACCAGCACCACGTATTCCGCCTGTAGCAAGGAACGTATCATTACGACGAGAGTTAATATTAGCCTTGTCGCCCGTTCTGGCTGCCCGCCAGGATTGGGTAAGTAATGATGACCTGGCAGAAAAAATTACATCGCTGGTGGATAAAATTCTGCATAAAGCTGATCTCTGATCACCATGCTAAAATCCCCTCAATTCACAGAGGGGATTTTTGTATATGTTGCATAGAGTTTTATGGAAAAGCGTTATTATCGGCGCGATGTTGGCTATGTCTGGGTGTGCTATGGTGCAGTACAATGACGGCGAAAAGGTTAGTATTCAGTCAGATGGTTGGTATGGCTTGGATAGCCTGCAAAAAACCGCAGATAAAGCCTGTCAGCAATATGGGAAGTCTAAAGCTGTATATCAGCATAGCGCGAACGCTAATCCCCATCTCGCGCCCGGTACGGGAGTTCAGAACACCATTTGGAAATGCGAACCATAATGCCAGTGGCATTTTTGTTACAAATAGGAACACCTGCTCTCAATGCAGGGGATGAGATTTAACGAAATCGATCACCCTATCCTGAACTTCAGAAAGAAGGGCTTTTTCACGCGTCAGGACGTCAGGATATTGACGTTCTGGCCTTACCAGATGCCGGAGCTTCCCATTAAGCAGAATGGCCTCAGAAAACACTTTTACGCTGTGCTTTATCCCCTCTGTTTCACTTTTCAGCGTCAAAATAAAGCGCAATTGCTTATTAGCCTGACTCAGATTCAATACACGAATTTGCAGTTCGTCTATGCTGTTTCGCAATGGGATTGATGCCACCACACTGGTGCAGTCTCTGATTGTCTGAATTGAACGGCTAACATTGAGAACGTTATTGTGCATGTGCCTGATCCACTAACTCCAGGAGGTTTCTTGTGTCAGATCGAAATATAGCAGCTAAAAGCCAGGAAGAGCGAGACAAGGTGAACGTAGACCTTGCCGCCAGCGGCGTTGCTTACAAAGAACGGCTGAATATACCTGTGATTGCAGAGCAGGTGGCCCGTGAGCAACCGGAAAACCTGCGCGCCTATTTCATGGAACGGCTACGGCACTACCGGCAGTTAAGCCTCCAGTTGCCAAAAGGGAGCGATCCGGTGTATCAGAACGAGGATGCACCAAAAAAATAACGGCAAGATGGGGGAGACATTAAACATGCTTAACTATCACGACAACACGCGTTCTATGCAGACAATCCGCACCAATACAGCGGTGGTTGATAGCTTTCCTGTACATACCCAAGGCCGTGAAGATACCGTGGAAGTGCGACGCATGTTGTGTCGCCGGTCACCAGGCCACCAGCACTTCATCGTAACGTTTAAAAGCGATGTAGAGCGCGCCGAGAAAATCTCTAACTCCACATCTCTGGTTAAGCCGTTGGCGGAGGTTATTGTGCGCAACAATAAGGCGCGCTTTGTCCTTGAGGAGCATCATTATGATTTTAATGAAAAAATCGAATCAAGCATTTTGCAATATATGAATGGTAAGTCCACACACCAATGTGATTAGCCCCCAGCGGGGCGCGCGTACAAACCCCGCTTTCACAAACTATGCCTTTTCAATGTATACTGTATGAATAAACAGTATTATTGAGGTAAAACGCTATGGGCTTCCCTTCTCCTGCGGCGGATTATGCAGAGAGCCGTATTTCTCTTGATCAGCAACTAATCAGACATCCTTCAGCAACCTACTTCATGCGGGCGGCAGACAGCCATCACCGTGAGGGAATATTGCAGGGTGCTTTGCTGGTGGTTGATTCCTCACTTACTCCGGTTGATGGTTCACTGCTTATATGCGCTATGGAGGGGGAATATCGCGTAAAAAGATACCGGAAGTATCCGCGCCAGCACCTGGAGGATTTAAGAACCGGGAAGAAAGAGGCGTTACCAGTAGATGACGATGGATACACGGGCAGTAATGCTGTTTTTGGTGTGATCACTCATGTCATCAATGATGCCCGAAGTGGGGAATTTGATGATTGTCCGGTGATTTAAGCTGCAAAGTGCTGGTGCTTTATGCCTGTGAAGTTTATAGTTGTGTACACATAACGAGTACACGAGGTGTTTATGCAATCCATTAACTTCCGTACCGCGCGCGGCAACCTTTCTGAAGTGCTCAACAATGTTGAAGCCGGGGAAGAGGTTGAAATCACCCGCAGAGGCCGTGAGCCAGCAGTAATTGTCAACAAGGCTACTTTTGAAGCCTACAAAAAAGCGGCGCTGGATGCCGAATTTGCATCCCTGTTTGACACTCTGGACTCCACCAACAAGGAACTGGTTAACCGATAATGAGGCATATATCACCGGAAGAACTTATTGCGCTTCATGATGCGAATATAAACCGCTACGGCGGCCTGCCGGGAATGTCAGATCCGGGTAGGGCAGAGGCCATTATCGGGAGAGTTCAGGCCAGAGTTGCCTACGAAGAGATCACCGACCTTTTCGAAGTCTCCGCCACCTACCTGGTGGCTACTGCGAGAGGGCATATATTCAATGATGCCAATAAGCGTACCGCGCTAAACAGTGCGCTGCTATTTCTACGCCGTAACGGTATACAGGTATATGATTCTCCCGTGCTGGTGGAACTTGCGGTTGGGGCTGCAACTGGTGAAATCCCCGTATCTTCAGTAGCGGAGAAACTACGTGAACTATATGGTTCCAATATTTGAAAAGAAGCCCGCTCAACCAGGCGGGCTTCCTACTATCACTCAATGATTTTTTCTGCTGTCAGCCAGCTAATTTCTTGCCTGTCTTTCGGCGGTTTTAGCATGTGGGCGTATTCAGCGACATTCTCCCACGGAATTGTTTTTGCCCACTCAACGATAGCATTGTGATCTGCAGTGAAGAGTGGAATGGTGTGCGATTTCAACCACTCTAATGTTGTAACGCCATGTTTTTTTGCGTGGTGCTGTGCATGATGCCGGGCTATCACTTGTAATGGCATTGTCCATTCACTACCATCAGGCATCGAAAAGCGCATTGTTTTCGGCATATCTGATTCAAGAACAGCCTCCCGAATACCCGGGAACTCACCAAGAACCATGCGACGGTAATCATCGCCGATTTTACCACCATACATTTCTGCAATCCCATCAAGATAATCTTGAGTAAGCAGAGGTGATTCTTCTGCGTTCAGCTTGATGGCTGTATAAATACCACATGGATTTTCTTCAGTTTTTGCACGACCATGATGGGAATCGTAAAAGTGTCCATGTTCCTCCTCTGGAGGAGCGGACATTAAAAGTATACGTGAATCGTCACTCACTAAAGATGCTCTTAACATCCCGAATAGCCGATAGCTTACAAGAGCCGCGTCCATAACAATGATCAAAAGATGTTCAGCATAATATCCGGCTACATCTTCCTCATAATTTAGGCGATATGGTTTAATTTCGCAGCCCCAAGATTTTTGGTAACGATGATTGAGGCCATTTTGGTCGATTTGAAAATACTCTCCCAGTAATGGCGCTTTTGTATTAGCTTTCTCCCAATACATATTCATGAGTGAGAGAGTTACCATTCCATTACGCTCAAAGTCTGGAGCGACCATGACCGTTTTAGACTCAGGCATCAGGATCGTATAAAGGATACAAATGATAGCCAGAGCAGACTTATGTCCTATCCCAGTCGGTGTGGTAACGCTGACTGCTGAACCTTTTTGTTGAATCGCTTCAACAATTAATTTTTGCTGGTGGGTTAACTTAACCCCCATCAACTCTTCTGCTGCTAATGCCCAGTCATGGCTATATTTGCTTACCAGCTCTCTCCACTCTGGTAATTCGGTGATGTTTTTAGGCGTCAGCATCAGCATCCTCCGCTACCTCTGCCTCCACATCTGCCGCGACTTCATCGGACTGTTCTTCTTTGGCCTGTTCTGCAATCGCCGCACGGCATTTCGCCCTGGCTGTAGCGATGGCCTCAACTTTCACGTCATTAGGAATACTTGAGGTGACATACATATCCAGTTCTTCAGCACGGAATACTGTTTTGTCCAGGAATTCATCAAGCATCCAGGTTAAGGAAAAGTCGCAGGAAATCAGGTCTACTTCGCCTTCCGCGCCGTTTGGGAAATGGATAAACATCTGCTTGCCCAGGCCAAGCACGCGACAAGCGGCCATCATTACTGCAAGTTCCAGGTCTTTGTTTTCACCTGCTACTGGTTGATCCACACCAGTAATAGTGCCGTTCAAATGGATATTATATGGCTGATATTTAGAGATGCGTTCTACACGCCATGTGCCGGTTAAGGTTCCCTGGCGGAAGATTATTGGCGTGACCGAAAGCGACAGCTCTCGAATGAGTTGTTGTGCTATGGCTGGGTCATACAGGGGATCTAACGCGATGCATCCATAAGACTGCGCCAGTTCAAACAATTCTTCCTGTGTGCACTGAATGCCTCTTGCCGTAATAAAACGTCTGACTCCCGTTTTTCCGTCACGCCAGATAGCAATGCCATTCTCACTATCTAACTCTTCGTCTAAGCCCAGGTATGTAAGGATGGTTCGCTCAATGGTGGCAAAGGGCAGGGACATATCATCGTTTACATCCACCAGCAGGCCGTTACGCAGGCGATATTGAATGTTTTTGGTATTTTCCACGTTAAATCACTCCACAACAAACCAGTCACAGGCCAGCAGGTCGCCAACTGAAGGCACCCACGGAACAACTACACCTTGTGCATTTTTTAAGGCGAAATAAGCACCATACGGAACGAGGTCGCCGGGGAAATATCCCTTAATGGCTTCCATTCGTGCCGGGTACTGTCCTTCAGGAACCAGCCAGCAGAATTGGTTTTCGCCGTTCCACCCGCGTCGAGCAACTTTCTTGCCATCCTTCAGCCACATCAGCGCGTCAGAAAAGTCGGCTGCTTCAAGGTCGATTTCTTCTTGTAGAGTAGCGATACCGCCAGCAGAAATAGTTACGTCCCTGGCTGTAATGAATGTCACCCCATTGTGACCTTCAATGCTGAGCAATGTCCCATTTTCGAAGGCGTCGTTAACCCGGCTATAGCATTTTTCAAATGCTTTCTCTGGCACATAGACCAGATAGCCATTTTCAGCAGTGACGAGATATCCTCCTATTTGCGGGCGGAATTTTTCCAAGAACACACCATCAACACGAAGCGTCATTCCTTTTGGCTCAACGACTTCGATACTGCCAAAAATGGGCGCATAATCTTCGCCGACAATAACAATATCTTTGATTTTCGATGCCCGAATGATGCTGTGGCATTTGTATTTGGGGAACACCTGAAAAGTGCTGACCATAATCCTTCCTCTACTTAAAACTTTTCGTACTGAAGCGGTGTACGCTTGATTTCAACGCGGCCTTCCGATGTGCTACCAAAACCACCAGCACCTCGCTCTGTTTCATCGAGTTCATCAACTTCTACCAGCGATACCGGTTCAACACGCTCAAAAATGCCTTGCATGACCGCCATTCCAGGCTTGAGGCAAACACCTTCACCACCGGGATCTGTAATCAGTTTTGCCATGATTTCACCGCGATAATCGGCGTCGATAATTCCTACGCAGTTAGCCAGGCGCGTATGCTTTTTGCAGCCCAATCCGGAACGAGGATAAAGTTTCAGACACCAACCAGGAGGGATCGCCATAGCGAGGCCGGTATGCACCCACCAGCTTGAGGAAATAGCGCCATTGCTATCGATACCAGGCGTTATTTCAACAGCAACAAAATCCATCGCCGCCGATCCGGCGGTGGCGTAAACGGGGAGTTTTGCCGCCGGATGAAGGCGTTTCACTTTCACGTTAATCATTGCTTTTTAGCTCTCCGGGTAAATGTATAAATCCGGCGTTTGATATGCGGAGCGGTCGGAACGGAGACGCAGGTATTCTCGATAACACCTTGTTCCTCCAGCGATCGCACAGCACGCAAGAACTGTGATGCATCGCCACCGCCAGACAGCCAGAATTTGCGGGCATAGACGCTGCCATTACGGATAATTTCTGCGATCACCCGCGCTTGCGTCTGGCTTTCTCGATAGCCAAAGAGTTCTCTTGCCTCTCCTTGTGGGATAGCCAACTGATAGCCTTTCCCGCTACGGTGACGGACAAAACCGTGAGCAATGAGGTTCTTCAGCTCATTTCGGGTGCGGATACACCCGTACTCAGGGAACTGTGTGTTGATATCACCAGGCTTATGCCATTCATCAGGACTATCAGCCAGGAGGGACAGAAGTTTCCCTGACAGCTCAGGATTAGTGGTTGGATAGCAGTTCAGGGATGGGTAGTAAGTTTTCATTTGCGCCCCCTTGCCGGATAGCGCCCGGCATTCGCATCAGGGGCAATGAAGCCGCTGGTGGGGCGAGTGAAAACATGGTTAATTTTCTCGGTCATAGCGCGATAATTTTCCTGATAGTGGGCCAGGAGTTTTTCAGCAGCAATGACGGTTACTTTCCGGACGTAGCGTTCAGCTTCCTCCAGATTTCGCCAGTTTTTTTCGAGGGTAAACACGGGAACGGCATCAAGTCCGGTCATAACACCGAACACCACGACCGCCTGGTCGCGCTTAACGCCCGCAGTGAAGGTTATGGTGTAACCGTCAACAGTGAAGCGTTTTGATTCCGTAATACGATTGTGCAAAGTACCCTCCGCAATAGGCGAGGGTACTTTACATTAAAATGCACTGTCTAAAAAGATTGTTAGAAAATTAATTCAGGAATCCATCAGGCGACTATTTGCACCAACGGATGCCCCGCTACGGCGCAAATATCGCATAAGTGTTTCGGGCTTTTTCCATGTGCCTTCCTGCATGATCTCGACCATTGACACCTGTTTCTCAGCCATATCAATTGCCGCACCAACACGCGCACTATGACCTGTCCACGTCCGGTATCTTCCTTTGTTCGGCGTGGCATCTCGCTTATTCAGCAATCCCCAGGCATCGCTGAATATTTTCTCCATCGCAGGAGCAGTAAGAGGCGTTGTCGTGATTCTGGCTTTATTACTGCGGTGTATTGGCGGGAATAGCACCGCGTCCGGATGTTCACGAAGTCCGGACACCTCCAGCCAGTCGTTTAGCACGGCGGTAGTGCAACGAGAAAGCACCTTATCAAGTCCGGCGGCGGTCGTGATGGTCTTCGTGTGTGAAATATGCAGCGTTACAGTGTCACCTGTTTGGTCCAGATCTCCGACACGGATGCGCGAGATTTCTGACATACGCATCAGGGTATTGTATGCCACGAAGAGAAACGCCCGATTGCGCAGGTCCACCAGCCGCTCGGAACGGGACAGCAATACGTCGAGCAATTTCAGATCATCCCACCGCAACGGTATAGCCTGGCCTGTACGCTCGCCTTTTTCCGTTGCCGCTTCGCGCCGGATGCGCCGCATGGCCAGAGATACACTTTTATCGTCTGACAGCGGCGGTAGGCCGCATTGCGAAAGCAGCATGTTAAGCATGGCATAGTGCTTATCAATGGTGGTCGAAGCCAGATCGGCTTCATGCAACTGGAGAAGATACTCGCGGGCCATTTCCGGCGTAATCGGGAACCAGGGGCGCTGGCGCGAATTACACCACCGCGCCCAGGAATGAAAGACCAGACGGAGATCACGAAGTGTATTTGGGGCATAAGCTCCCTGGTCGTTCATGAACTGCATAAAGTTTTTTGCAGCTTCCTGGTATTCGGTGCCAATATCGCGCAGAAAACCGCCAGAACCGCCGGAGATAACTAGTTCACCCATGAAACTATTAAACCTCTATATACAGATGACGCTACGTGAAAAATAGAAAACTGACAGGGTAGTTATAAGTTAATTTTAAAAATTCAAGCCTTTGATTCGAGGCATGATTTTTCATCCTTGTCAATACTACCTGTTTACTGGAGATTATAGCCTAACTTTAAATAATGCCAATTATTTAAAGTTAGAAATCGGGACTTTTTTCCCAAAAAAACACCGACAAGATCACTTCGCAAATCTGTCAGCCATGCGGTAGTCGTTTCCTGGTTACATTTTCTAATAGGAACAATCAAAAAAAAGCGGTTTTATCCTTTACTCACCTTGTTATTCAGCATAAATTTGTCACAGGACTTTTATGTTAGAAAACTAAATCGAGTAGGAATAATGAGTAAGAAGTCGATCGAGAATGAGTACAAACGGTTCCTGCAAACCGCTGAACGGTGGAAAGAGCTGGTGGTCGCAAACTCTGTTTTCCATGATACCAGTTACGTTGGCGAGGAATTTCGCCATGTTGCATTAACACATGATCCGGCTGTATTAGAAGAAGCTGAAAAATGCATAGCCGAATGGAAAGCCTTTGTTGATCTGTGTCGCAAGGATGATGACAAAGCCTCAAACATTGTTGAGTCGGTTTATTTACCGATCCCATTCATTGTTGAGGATACTAATCAGAGTACGCATATCGTTATGCAAAGCGCAACCACAACGAGAACATTCACGCGCGAAGACCTGCTGAAAAAATACGATAAAACTATAAAGAAAAGCATGAAAAACAGGATATTTTCACAGGTTGTCGGTGCACTTGAAGAAGAACGCAGATTCTTCGCCGCTGAACGTGAGGGCGAGGTATACCGCGCAAGAAAAGAAGGTTATACCGATGTTGTGATTACCACCAATATCGAGGGCAACAATGGACTTTCTCGCTTCAGAGTGGGTACGCACGGTGCGCTGATCTTTGCAAGAAAAGCAAACACTGAGATCCCCATTGTTAACAACGTTGGTGAGCGCCGCACCCTTACCATTTACACTGGCATTAAACCGCTTCCGTGCGGCCTTCTCGGTGAATTTGACCTTTATCGGGTTCGTGACCTGGAAAAGCAGCAGCCAAGCTATGTCGTGAAGTCATATATCCTGAGAAACATTGATATCCGCAATCAGAGTTTAAAAAACAAATCAGAGAAAATGCTGTCCGAAGCCGATCCAGCCATACACCAGATCGTTAGCCGGAAAATTCAAGAAGCTAAAGATGCAATGGCAAGGCTGGATAAAATGGACCTGGAACTACTGGAAGTTATGATTGCCTCCGGCGATGACCTGACAGGCATCCGCCTTACTGAAGCCAGGAAAAAATACGGTAAAAGCGTTGAAGAACGCTATGGGTACACATTCACACAAACGATGTACGCGGCAAAACTCTGGTAATCGCAAGCCACCCACAAGCCCCGAATCGCCGGGGCTTTTAAATGTCAATATCAGGAATATCCACTTCTGCCAACACCTGATCGCGGAATGTTGCGAGTTCTGCGCCAATGTCTTCATTAGCAGGCACGTAATCCACCAGCATAGTGAAGCAGTAGGTATCCCATCTGTCCGGCGACTTGATGTTTAACTTCTGCCGCATGTGCTCCTTGCGCATCATCGCTACCTTCCCTTCTTCGTTAAGCATATACGGGATTTTTGATGCCTGATCGGCAGTTTTGGGGTCACTATCGATACGCATACGCCCTGATTTAATGGCATCCCCTGCCATAATATTGGCGTAAGCACGCTGATTGACAAAGCGTTCTCTGTCTCTTAGCGCAAACATAGGTTTACCCCAACGGATGCGAACGGGGTTAGCACCACGGCGGACAAGCTGCGCACACGTATCTGAACCAAAGCCATCAGCATCCACAGCAATGGTGATGTTCGGGTATTTATCAGGAGTGCATTCGTTATAGATAAAGTCGGCAAAAGCCAACGGGTCCATAGTGCCTGGCATCTCCAGTATCTTAAAGTTCACAACACGTCTTTTCTCACGATAACCGGATACTTTGCATATATTGAGCACCGATTTGTCGCGACCATTACCGACGTCAGCGGTCGCTACCCAGCCCCAATCTTTCTCCAGCAACACTTTACGCCGTGCGGCGCGGTCGCACTCATCACGACCAAGCAAATACCCGTTAATTGCACGCGGGAACTGGCCCAGCACCTTAACCATGTACTCCAGCGAATCCCTGCCGCCGTACTCAAGCAATTTCTCACGAATAAAGCTCGGTTCAACGAATGGTGATTCTTCAGAGTTAAGGACTATTGCCGTCCAGACTCCTTCCGGATTGCCTTCTGCCTTTGCCCTTGAATGGTGGGATTCATAAAAGTAACCGCTTGGACGCGTAGGCTGGGAAAGCATGAGCATACGGTTATCTTTCTGCGTTAACGCCCCCGTCATGACGTTAATCGCCTTATCGGATATGCCCGATGCTTCATCAAGGATTAGCAGTAAATGCTCCGCGTGCTCCCCCGCCAGTGCCTCTTCGTTACCGAGTCGATAACCTTTACAGAGCACTTCCCATATCCCTTTACGGGAACGCTCATAAAACATGGTGTCAGACAGGACAAAATAGGTCTGTAACCAGCCGTGGCGCTTAACAGCATTCGCCCAAAACTGTTTCACGTATTTGAATACGCCTGTTTTTACCTGGCCTATTTTGTTCGCAACAATAATGACGCGGGCGTCGGGGAACAGGATCATAAAAATTAGTAGCAACATCGCGGTAAGGGACGACTTACCCGTTCCGTGTCCGGACGTAACGGTCGTCCTGCTCCCCGTCTCCTGCACTGACTGAATGATCTGCTGCTGCTGGTGGGAGGGGAACATCCCAAAAATATCGACAACCGCCTGGGTAAAGTTGTATCGATACCTGATAACCATATCGCGCCAACGTGGATCACTGGTCACGCACTTAATCTTACGACCACCAGCCATTAGTCATCCTCCGGCTGGTCTATCGCAATCTCGTCATCTACAGCATCAAAACCGGTATCCCCCGCGTCATAATCACCGTAGATATCAGCCGTGGCGGAAGGGTCTATATTCAGGTCTTCATCATTGGCCTCAAATTCACCGGCTTTACGTTCTCCGTTCCGGTCGTAATCCCCCATCCCAAGCCTATCAACGATTTTCGCTACTTCAGCCCGGCGTTGTGCAAGCCATTGTGGGAGTCCAGCTTGTTGCTCGGCAAACTGCTTCGCCTCTTTATCCAGTTGCTCATCATCAACATCGTTAACGTCAGAAACCGGAGGCTCCAGAAGTGAGATCGCTTTTGCCGCTCGTGCCGCCAGGATAGCCGGGACACTGACGCCCTGCCGCTCGATATATTCAGCAACGCCTATATCGTCCAGCTCCTCGCGCTCACGCATACGTATAGCGGCGGCGATAACTCTGGCGGCGCGTGCGTCAGCGCCAATGCGATACTCAATCTCTTTGCCACGCTGCTCGGCTTGCAGGCGAGTAATCGCCAGTTTTTCTCTGGCCTCAGCCTCTCTGAATGCCTGCTGGCGCGCGCCCTGCGCAAGTTTTTCATCCCCCTGGCGTAGCTTCTGCTCGGTCTGGTAGATGGCAGCCAACCTACTGATAAAGTCATTCATGTAGTAGGCCGCATCGCTTATTAGGCCGAGAAGACGCTGCCCTGGGTGCATTCCCTCTGGCTGTGTATCGCCGAGGGCGTCAATCTCTTCCTGTAGTCGTTCCGCTTCCTGGTCAACGATGGCCTGATACTGAATTGCTCGTTCCTGCGCCATCTGTATCGCAAGTCGTAAATGTTCAGTCGCGCCGTTCTTCATCATCTCACGGGCGACGTTGGTGGCAGGCAAAGTGGCGCTTTGAGCTGATGAGTCAGGGATCATTTGCAATGATCCCTTGTTTCGTTGGGCTTTTTCGCTGCTTTTAGGGATCATTTCCCCCATTTCATCACAAAATGATCCCCTTACACCCTTGTGTATCTTGTTGTTATTACTTGACTTTTCTTTGTGATCCGCATTTTGTTTTTGCGGCATGGCACGGAATCGTCCACCAGCTAACGATTTGTCAGTTTTTGTAAATTCTGTGTTTTTATCAGCCTTTTTTTGCTCTTTTTTTGGGCTTGTGGCGCTGCTTTTTGCGCGCTGTTTTGTACTTTTCCCGGCAGCCTTAGCTTTCGCTTTAACCTCATTTTTTTTCATATTGAGATGCTTTCTGGCGGTGTTAAAGCTGAGGTCATGCTGCTCGCAATATTCCTTTATGGTGATCCCGGTTTCTTCTCTTAACTCCAGGAACTTAGCTCGATGCGCTTCCCAATTAATTAACGTCATAGGGAAGCCTCACGTTTTTTCACGGCGGCGTTCCATAGCTGGTTAGTCATCGCCACCAACTGACGCTGCTCCTTTCGTAATTGAGCTTCTATCTTTCGGTTGGTGTTTTTCACCAACAGCCGACCGAATTCAGGAGTGCGCCCGCGCACCTTGAACTGGTATCCATTCAGGCCATGTAGCCAATATTTCCGGGGGTATACGCGGTCGTCTATTTCGCAAATGGCACGACTGGAACGAACAAAAAAACGTATGATGTTATTTACGTTTACGCGCGACACATGAAGGTGAGGATATTGTGCTTTTGCACGGCTGGTGATTTCGGTGACCGTCAGATAGCAGTCAGCCCTGATCATGATATCCGCTATTTCGGCGCTACTGATTTGCTCCATTTATCCCCCGGACAGAAAAAGACCGAGGGGATGATAATCAGCTTGTTAATACTGAGAAGACTGTCAAAAACATGATGTATTAGAAAATTAATATTAACTTACTAACACTACCAGCGGGATAAACGAACAACATGCTTAACTTTTGCCTCCCACTTCCCTTTATGTTTGTTGATCACCGCCTGCGCCATCTTCAGACTGGCTTCAAAATCGGCTTTTCGACCACTATTGCCCACCAGCAACGCTCCGTCTATTTCGGGTAAGCATAAGTAATCCTGCTCGACGGTAAGCGGCATTGATGATGTAACCTGGCAGGCTTTCCATCTGAAGCGTATGCGCACACTCCTGACTGACATCACGACATAACCTGATATTGTGCTCTTGTGTCCGGCGTCTGTGCGTGTAGCCTTGCATGATGTTATCTTGCAGGTGATGATATCCCAACCAATGTGCATCGCGTCCTCGATGCGTAATTTAGTAGCCTCGTACATCAAAAAACCTCCCAGTCAGTAGCGATAATATCAACACCAGTTGCAAACCAGTCTGTCTGCGCCTGTAAATCCCCATTCATCATTACCAGGCGAGGCATAACCATCACATCACAACCTTCAACAATATCGAATGCCTCTTCCGGCAGGAATTCGACGAGCTTTTCTTTGCTGCCAACACTGCCACGGAGCATCGATATATAGCTCCCTTTAGGCCATGATGTTCGCCGGGCATCAAGCCCCTTCATCATCCAGTAAAAGGCCGATGAGAACGGGATGTTCTTTTTGGCGATGAGCACGTTATTCGCTTCTGTGTACTTCAGGAACTTAACTAACCTTACCATCGACTCGGATAACGCAATGTACGGCTCATGATTGATTGCTGACACGCTTACGCCGTGCAGTCCAACACTTACCACTGTCATATCGCCGTTCTGTGCGGTTTCGATGTTGACGCCTTTACGAACTAACGCTGCATAAAGCTCCTCGCGCTTTTGCGTCCAGCATTCTCGTCGCCCTATAAAGTCACTCAAAACGAGATCATCTTCTGAATACGCGTTATCGTTCGCCGTTAACATAACGTCTCCTTTTTTACACGCGCGACTATCCCCCGGCTGAACCGGTAGTGACGTCGTAAATTCGTATTAATTAAGGGTTACAGCCTGAGCGGCTATATGATGAATTGAAAAGAGTTGTGGCGGTGGTGCCTCCACCTGCCAGGTTAGCCACGCCCGGCGACGACACTTATCAGAACGTAGTGAATGAAAATGGCTTCGTCACGAGCGCATAGCCGCAATTACCACAACGGAGAAGGCGCTCGTATTAATTAAACACCTTTTCCTGTTGTACGCCGTGCTATTCCGGCTGTCACACCGAATCGCCAGGATGGTGAGTCCCTGAGTCCGCTATCCTACCAACGGTGACTTGCACATTCCGGCTACCTGATGTGCCCATGCAGTGTTAGTAAGGCACCTAACAGCTACACCAGACCGCTAACGACGCATGTGCCATACGCCGTGTTACAACCAAATGTGGTGGCCCCTACCGGACTTGAACCGGTGACCGTGCGATTATGAGTCGCCCGCTCTAACCACTGAGCTAAAGGGCCAGATTACTGTTAATTACGCTTACGCTTTTTGCCAGAACCGCGTAAGGCTTTTGCCGCTTGCTCTACCCCGTATGCAACCACCAGCAGAAACAATAATGTCCACTCCGGGTTTTTATCGGCAAACGCCCAAAAATCCATCACTTGCAGCCACCTTTTAAGACAAACGCCATTGCTGTTAGGTTGCGGTGCCGGGTGCCTCCCGGTGACGTTAACCAGTTAACAATTAACGCCGGATCACTTATGGATTCTCGTTACGCCAGTAAAAAGACCACCTTTACTGTTTTAACTGTTCCGCGTGCGCTTAGCCGCATTCACCGCAATGGTAAGAGCACTTGGCTGGCTGGGCGGCGATGACGCCTGTACGCATTTGGTGATCCGGTTCTGCTTCCGGCATTCGCTTAATTAGCCAAATACTCTTAACGTTGCGATGGCGGAGAGTAATGGAATCGAACCATCATCGCTTGCGCGACGGGACGGATTTCAAGACCGCTTGAGCACCATGCTCCCTACTCTCCAGTGATTGTGGTGGTCGGTGCTGATCTCCGACTGCGCCTCTTTTTTTCATAGCCCATAAGGCCGGTCAGTGCGCTTGATGACTGAGGCATCGATATTTACTACGCCGCCTCGTTGCCATAGGGCGGACTTGCGCGCCAGCAACGCGCATTCACCACAACGGAAAGAGCATTTATGGCTCGCATCGCGGGAAGCGGGAAAAAGCCCACGGTAGAGAGTCGAACTCTACAAATGCTCTTACCTGTTGTGTTGTGATGACCGGTGCTGATCTCCGGCTTGCGGTTATTTCAGACTCTCACGGGCGTTTAATTGCCCCGCCGAACAGCTCTTTTCCGCAATA